TTATTAACTGCTTTTGCTTCACCTGTTGCAACCGTTGTAAATACAAATAGCGCGGCCCAAATAGCAGAGTGTCGCAGGCGAGCTATCCGCGGTTGCGGCTCGCTAAGGCGACTGGAGCGTAGCATGGCTGTCAAATATCGTTTCATAGGTTGGTCACCATGTCATAATGATTTTGGCATAGTGTGTACTTAATCTTGTAACCACCCATGTCTAGATAGTAGCTGTGCTCGCCTTTAAAGTTGCAGTTAAGGGTTTCATCCCAGTCGCTTATGCGGCATTTAATTGGTCTGGTCATGAATATCCTGTACCCATCTCATAACGCCAAGCACGCCACAGCCCTGGCACTCCATTACATGCGTGTGCGCAGGTAGATCCTCGCTTACCTTGACGATGTTGTGCGGCTGTACCTTTTTACATATCCTGCAATCAAATGCTGGTGCCATGCGATGAGCTCCTTAAATCAGTAATTGGAAAGAGATCACGCTGGCTAATCCAGAAATTGCCCTGACCTCGATGGTAAAACTGTGGCTGTCTAGCCATTTTGATAGGTATCCAGCCTGCCAAGTGATAGACCGGGCTGCGCCCTGTGACCAATACAGCTACATCGGCATCTCTGTCAGTCTTATTAATAATCAGGCTGCCGTTGTCGTACTTAGTCCATTTGACTTCAAGCCTGCTACCAACATCGGCCTCGTTTTTGAAGGTGTTGATGGTCGGTTTAAAGTTTCTGAGCCCAAAGTATTGAGCCACGGCCATCTCAGCTGCAACGGCCTCAGCATTTTCGGCTATGAATTCATGCAGACTAATAGCTTTGTTAAATCTGCCTGGGTGATCGGGTCGGCCATTAAGGGCATGCACCCTTGCAAAACCTACCTGATGTGCCTCTATCTCTTGTGAGTAGTCAAGCACTACGCGGTTCATTTACAGGTATCACAAATCCAAAGTTTGTCATCGACATATTTGCCATCGATCTTGCACGCAAAATGCTGGCCCTTGTCGCACCACTCAATAATTGGCGGTGCAACCTGGTCACGGATCTCTGTGCCATCCATTTGGATCGTTAAACGATTACCTGTTTTGAGATTAATTATTTCAAAATCCCCACTCATTTACTTCTCCCATCTAGGAGCGCACTGAGGTTTAGCCTTTGATGGGCAGACCCATCCCTTGTATTTGTTCCCGGTCTTTGAGCTTATGCCTTCTTTCCAAAGCATGCGGCCGTGTTCACAAGTTTCCACCTGCTCAACGATCTCACCACCTAAAGCCCCCTGGATCAAGTTGATGCCTGTAGCTAGTGGCTCGGCTGTGCCTTCAGCTGTGATGTTTACCGTTGCCCACGGATCACTTTCAAGCACTGCAGGCGCGGCCTGTGCTACCTGTCGCATGCTGTCTTTGGTTGCAGTCTTGCCACCTTTAAGCAGCAAATAAGCTCTGCCCAAAACTGAGGTGGCTGTATCCTCGGCATACCAGCGGCGCATGTTGGCGTTGTAGCTGTCTCGATCACCAAAAGCGATATTTGTTACCGCTGGATGTGGATCGTTGGCATCTCGCCAAACCTCGGCCTTAATCAAAATGTGACCCTTTATAGGATCATGACTTAGCACCTCTAAATTTGTGCGGCCCATGGGAAAGTTTTCGATGTACCAGCGGTTAAGCGTGGCCACATCCTCGTACTCGTCAAGATTAAACATTTAACACCATCGCTTCTGCTTCGCGTGCAGCTTTTAACTGCTCCTCTAGTGGCCAGGTAATAAATCCACCTTTACCATCTGGCCAAGTCTCAGCCTGTACCTTATGGTAACGGCAATAGGCGCGTGTAGCGCCCTTTGATCGGATAGTAACCGATACGGTGATGATGGTTGCGATCGGTACGCATTTGTCGCTAAATGACCAGGTTTGGGTCTTTGTGTCAAAGTTGCCAAACTCAGCCTTACAGTCGTTGCAATATGTGCCTGTAGGTGCTTGCTTAATCATCGCTGCACCTGGCGCTCAACTGCACGGCGTTCGCCAATGCGGATGCCTACTGATCGGCCTAGCTTGTGGCCGTCTCGTTTGCCTGTTGTGTATCCAAGTGTGTAAAACACTAGCGAGATACCTAGCGTGTAAATCATGCTCCACGCGAACATTGTTTCTATATCCATTTTTAGCCCCTTAATTAGTTAATGTGTGGCCTTCCAACCACTACAAAAAGGGTAAGGCTCAGGGATGACTAAAAGCAAGAAAAGACACGCCCTAGTGTTCGGGATTTTTTTCTTGTGGATCTTTTGGCTTGGATTTAAGGCCATTGGATGCCAAGACTCCGCCCAGGCTCCCAGTCAAGAATATGCACAAGGTTGTAAGCAGATCGATAAAGGCTCGATCATTGGGCGCTTGGTTGGTAATTGGCTGGGTTACAAAGATTAATGCGTAAAGCATGCCAAAGACACAGCCTGCAAAAACGATGGCCAGCGTGCAGCCAATAAAAACGATTAGCCTGGCATGTAGCTGCTCAGGTGTTAGGCGCTTCATATACATTTTCTGGGAGTAAGTCTTTGGAGCATGTACCCACCACTTCGCAGGCAGGCGGTTTGCATCTAATTTCATCCCAGTTTTCGTACTCTTGGCAGTCATATCGCACCCATCCCTGATAGCCGCACCCTGATAGGAGCAGCGATAAGGCCACTGCCCCTATCAGTCTGTGCATTACTTGTGGCCTACCCCAAACTCTTTTGCCTTTGGATCGATGGCTTTTAGTACCGGGCCAATCAAAGCTGCGACAAAGGCATTTGCCAAAGTGCGTGGATCGGTAACTCCAGCCATATAAAGGGCTGCAACGGCTGCCGCAGCTGCTCGGCCATAACTTAGCGCGATGGCTTTTAGTTGCTCTTTCATTTGTATCTCCTTAGCGCCCTTAGTTGATCTGACTTAGCACATAAAGGGTTGCAGTGCCGCTGCTTGTGATTGCGTACAAAGCCTCATGGTCGCCAATTAGCACTGATAGCTTGTCGCCGTTGTCCAGGCGGTAGCCATTGGCCGTGGTTAAGTCCGCACCGCCGAGGTAAAGCGTGCCGCTGGCACTGTGTAGGTAAGCGGATTGGTCACCAATTAGGGCAGGCACCACGATCGATGCCGTTGTACCGACTGAAAACACCGCTGATTTAGGCATTTACTAACTCCAATTTTTTGGCTAGGGCTATGGCTTTTTCTTTGGTTATAGAGATTTCAAAGTGCATTTCATCTTTACGGTTACGGTAATCGCCGCCCCAGGTTAGGCCATATTTTTTAGCAAGTGCTCGGATCATTGGCACTTTCTCGGCTGGAAATGTACCCACCTTGCCTAAAGCGTGTTTGCTGGCGTTTAGATCGATGGCTGTGCCTGAGCTGTGATTACTTAATTTGTCGGTTGTGCCGCGTACCATGCGAAAGCAGTAGCCCCAATCGTCTAGGCCACCTTCATCGATTGGCTCAATTAGTTCATGAAATTCTGCAGCAAAAGCAGCTAGTAATTCACCTGCACCCGCAGCGCATCTAATTTTTAGGTTAGTGCCTTTGACCGGGTAAGGCTTCACATCGATCTCAGCCTGGTCTTTACTTGCTGGCCAGCCGTTGTAGCTTGTGAGACTCATCCCAGGAGTAAGGCTGCTTCATCGGCTGTGATGCCAAGTTTTTCAAGCAACTGCGCCTTTTGGATTGCTTTCGATGCAGCTAGTGCATCCTCGGCTGCCTTTTGGTTAGCGTGAGCAATCGCATCTGCTTCTCGTTGCGCAGTCTCATCCGCCGATAACTCGGTTTCTGTGACTTCGCCCGTTTCGCAGTTTACGATGATCTTTGTATTTGCCATTTTTTTCTCCTTAGGATTTGGATATGCCATAAAGTGAAGCGGTTGAATACTGAACGAGATTTCCCGCCGATGGTATTAATTTAATAGATGAAATTGCTGCGGTGTTGGACCATATTCCCGTTGCCATTTGTATATAAACAGCCGTTGCATTACTTTCCTGCGCCCAATCACTATTATGACCTTTATTGTTCGCGGCTGTGTAATTTGGAATATACCAATCAATTGAAGTAAATGTAGAAGCAGTTTGGCTGGCTGTGTTAATTCCCCAACTTGATAAACGCCCATAGACAGTGCCGCCGATGGTAATAGTTGTATCGTTATAAGACTCAGCCGCCGTGCCATTTCCGTCTAAAGTTTTAGTGTTTCCGTAATTTGTAGTCGCTCCATTAAAGGCATAACCGACAGCGACATAACCACCAGTAGCATCGCTTCTCAAAGACAACTTTAAGAGCAAGTCTGTATAGGTGGCAGGGATAGAAGTCCATTCAATATTAGCCGCCCCACCAGCTCCAACGGTTACGGTGCTTCCTATCTGGATATAAGTTGCCATTATGCTGATTTCACCCCATATAGTGTAAAGGTTGAGCCGATGGCAAAAGTGCCAGAAAATTCAGGTGCAAATTCAATAGAAGTAATTGCAGCGGTATTACGCCATAAATTAACATTTGCATCTGTACCAGTTGCAGCTGCTCCGCCGCGGGTAAGAATTGTTTTATAAGTCGTGCTATTTGAATAGTTTTGAAAATTTAATATAAAAACGCTGTTGTCTGTTGTTCCCATATAAGACCGATATGAAGCGCGACCATAGGTCACATTTGTTCCACGCCCTGAGTCTGCAACTGAACCATTTCCGCCGATATAAGTTCTAGAATAGTTTGTGCCAGAGTCTCCATTAACTCTAAAGCCTAAATCCCAAGCGCCAGAAGTCACCTTTGAGTTAATTATTGCCACAATATCTGTGTACGCGCCAAGTGATGAGAAAGTTACGCTTGTTGCTGTGCTGGCAAGTGTTGTAGTTGCTATCGGTTCATAGGTTTTTGCCATAATTATTTAATCCCATACAAAGCAAAAGTAGAGTTCTGCACTAGATTTCCATCGTAAGCAGTTAGTTTAATACTGGTAATGGCTGCAGTGTTTTTCCATAGGTGAGAAGTCAAGTAAGCGCTACCGCCGCCATTTGTATCAAAGCCAGTCAGGGTGCGGCTAGTTTTGTTTTTATTAGTGTCGGAATAATCCAAGATATCTATAACTCCGACTCCGAAAATACCGCTGGTTATACTGTTGTTTGGTACCCAACCAAAATAATTTGGGCCGTTGTTTGCTCCAGCGGTAGCACTGGCGCCGTTGCCTCTAATGTAGTGAGAATAGTAGTTCGTAGTCGTTGTATCAGAATTAAATTCACCTCGCATGGCTGACGGATCGGCTGCGCCATAAGCACCCGCGCATCTAGCCATGTACCGGATCTGTAAATGCTTATAGGTTCCCACTATCGAAACGAATTCAACGGAAGCCTGACCAGCACCAGCCGTAACCGTGACGGTGGAAATAGAGTCGTAATCGCCTAAAGCTGCACCGCTACTAAATAAAGCGGCGATATTGTTTAACATTAAGACACGGCCCCCACCACATACCAGGTATCAGTTCCAGTTTTTATGCAGGCCGCTGACTTGTACTGGCTTAGCGTTGGAGAAGCTGCAACCGCACCTGCGCTTAGCACGGTAGTAGTGCCAGGTGTAACCGCGGAGATTGTGGTAACGCCCACGCCTATGGAAAGCACCGTAAGAACCGTGCCGATCGGGAAAGCGGTCGTGGCATTGGTTGGCAACTTGAAGGCTATGGCTGTGGCCTTGTTCATTAAAAAAATCTCTTGATAGTTGTCATTGGTTGTAGCTGTGTAGTCGGCTGTCTGGGTAACTACATCAAACTGGGTTAGCCCGTTCATCGTCGATGCGGTCAAAACCTGCCCGGTGACGGTCGGAAAGCCTGATATCGCCATTTCTATCTCCTTAGTAACTCAAAGTGTTAGTGCCTAAAACGCCATACTGGGTGCTGTCCAAAATAAAACTGTCAATTATGGGCTCAAGTGTACTAAATTGCACACGCCACTTATTCGGATTGATCTGCATGGACACACCAAATATTTGCAAAGTTTTTTGAAGCGTTGTGGAACCTGGCTGTGTAGTAATTACCGTGATTGGATCAAAGTAATCAAGGCCAAGCGCAGCTGCAATCCCGGCATCGTAATCTGGTGTGTAAAGATCCAGCACTATGGAGTCGCACCTGACCGATGTGCTGGCACGGCTAGCGACATAAGCCTGCGCATAATCTAGAGCCACAGCATCGGTCTCCATAAGCAAATCAGTCTGGGTGTAGCTGTGCAAAAAGTATTGGGCAATCGATGCGGCATCACTAGCTTGCTGGGTCGTACCGCCCGACCTTGTGATATTTGCCTGGTTGTAAACCAGCACATCGTTTAGTACCCATTGAGCATCAAAGTAAAGAAGGCCAGCCGAGCCGTCATCGGTAAAGACTGTCGGAGTACCCGCAACGCTCGATGAGGTTAACGCCCGATCTTGAAAGACAAACGATCCACTGGCATCGACATAAAAACTGCCGTACTCGCTTGTGGCTACGGTCTGGCAGGCGGCCAAAGCGGTACGAGCTGTGCCTGGATCGGCCTGCATTGTGGTCTGTCCAGCATCGATGTCGCGCATGGATGAAGGCCAGGATATTTGGTCAAGGATCGCGTTAATACGAGCGCCCGATAACTGCCCCGCACTTGTACCACTCACCGTAGAAATCTGAGCATTTTGTGCAAGCCTAAAAGCATCAACTGCGGAAATTACACAATAAGAGACATTATCGTTTGACTCTTGTGGGGTTATTGTTTGGTAACCAGTAATAAACCCGCTGAAAATTGGATAAGTAACGCCATTGTGTGTGGCAGTTATTTGCAATTTACGCATCGGATCAAGAAGGCCATAGTAAGGCCCCGATGGGTTCATGCTGTTAAAGTCGCCGTTTTGATCAACAATCCTCAGTGAGCATGTACCTGTTTGGAATTGGTCAGCCTCAGCGTTACGACCGCGGCGCGTGGTCAAACCATCGATTTTATCTGACACATCGACAATTAAAGCTGCATTATCAGCAAGCACATTTGTACCCAAAATGCCCTGGTCTAAAATCATGGCCTGGGCAAAACTCGGCCCGGTGCCAAAGTTAATAAAAGCGTTAAGGGTAGGTACTGCCATTACAGCGCCCCGGCAAATGTAGTGCTGTCGCCATAGCGATTAAGTTTTTGCAACGCACGCTGCATGGCCTCGGTTAGATAATCCTCGGTACCGACTGGGGTATTGATAGTTATATTTGTAACGCTATCGGCGTAACTGGCTCGCTCGTTGCTTGCAGCCAGTGAAGCCTCGGCATCGCGACGAGCGCGCTCAGCCTCGATAAAGACAGCCTCAGCAAGCACTGGGTCTGCAATACCTTCAGGTGAAATGGCACGCTGTTGAAATCCTAAGATCGGCGCTCCGCCTAGTGTTAGGCCAGCAACCCCAGCGGCGGCTAGGCGTGCAGCTTCAGCAAGGTTATTTAGTGAGATAGCAGCCAAATACTCTTGGCGCATTTTATCTGCGTTGGATTTATCAAGCTCTGCCATGCGCTTAGCAGCACTGTTGGCATCATCATCCATGATTGTAAGCAAGCTACGGATCCGGGCTTTTTCGGCTTCATCCTTTGAGTTGGCTAGGGCTGTCTCTAAATTGATCCGATCCACATCGAATTTCTTTTTTAACTCCTCTAGCTCTGCCTGCTTCTTTTTAGCAGCTAATTCTGCAGCTGTGAGTTTGGCTTTTTCTTTTTCCACCATATTTTGCTTTTTAATGGTGGCCACCAATTTGGCACGCTCAGCTTGCTCAGGTGTGAAATACATCGATGTAGCTGAATAAGGCTGGTTTTTTAAACGCTGCTCTTTACCCAAACTAGCCAAATATCCACTGTTCATAAATGAGCTAAAAGCATCGGTTAAGAAGCCACCTGTTTTAGTGGACTTAAACTTATCCAATAAAGTAGCAACGCCAAGCAGCGCATCCGATGAGCTTTGCGCAAACTTTTCCATTTCGGCTGTGGCCTTAGTGATGCCATCTGAGTCACCCAATAAAGCGATGCTGTCTAAAATGCCCTTGCCGATGATCTCTTTAACATTGGCTGATGAGACTGCCAGCGCATCCATCTGGCCCTGATAGGTTTTGGTGGCTGCTAATGCTTGGCCTGAAAATTTAGATGTCAGTGCGGCAGTGATCTGCTCCATGTCGCCAGTTTTGAGTATGGCTTTATCCAAACCTGCGCCAAGTCGGCTCAAGGCTGTGGTCTGGCCATTGTAACCTTTAGCCAGCGCAGCTGTGACAGATCCTAAATCCTTGCCTGTGCCAGCCGATATGTCTAAGGCTAACTCCAAGCCTTTCTGTGCCGTTGTAAGGCTTCCAGTGGCGTTTAAAAGGGTTTGAAAGGCTGGTCTAAGCTCATCATCCAAAACCTTGTAAGTATCCTGAAGCCTGGATATAAAGCCTTCAGTGGCAATAGTGGCAAAACCGTTGCCTGTATTTTGCAGGGCTACAGCTAGCGACTTGGCTGCTTTTTCATCCGCCGCAAATGCTTGTGCTGCAGCCTTGCCAAACTGGGTAATTTTTCTGACAGCAAAAGCAGCTGCAAATGATTTGGCTAAAAGGTTGGTTGATCGCTGAAAGGCTGTTAAATCTTTCTGACCTTTTTTAAGGGCTGATCCGTTCCACTTGGCTACTGCCGAGACAATTAGGTTTGCCACTTATGCCCCCAGTGTGTATTTGGCTTGTGTATTGGTTGCGTTAAAAGTTTTTACCGCTATATCGATGGCCAGGTTTACTGCATGCGATGCTCGACCTTGATCCTCATGCCAAGCTCTAAAGATCAAACGGCCGCGGTAATTGTTATTACCAAAGCGCGGATCTACGCCACCACGATCGCCAACCAGCGGCCCCATTGGTGCCATGAGCTGCGCCCCGGCATTTGGATTTAGGCTGTTGTTATCTCGGCGTGTGCCGCCAACTGTCTTGTACTTTTTGTTAAAGCGATGGCGACTAGCAACTATGTGCTCGGTTCTACGGCCATCCAATCCTGATACACGGCCAGCGGTTTCGTAGATCGCACCGCCTGCAGAATTGTTAGCCACAAAATGAACTACGGAAAAACCGTTGCGGTTACGCTTATTGGCACCCGCTTTATAAACGATGTTTTTCTGTGTTTCACCCTGGTCGTATTTGGGAAAAGCACGATATTTAATCGTGTCCTCTGAGCTGCCTGCTTTAGTCCAGTTGCTAAGCATTTTGTCGTTGGCTGGAGCAAAACCCCTGGCTTTGTCACGGATAGGGATCATCGCCCCTTTAATTTGCTTATTCATCTGCTTATAAAGGTTAGGATCGAATTCGCGCATGGCTTTAAGGGTGCCTGCGACGCCTGTTATGTTTACGGGCATTTTCACGCTCCCTTGCTCGATCGCCTAACACTTGGATTACAGCTTTAAACATATTCTCATCCATAGCAAGGACTTGATCGGGGCTAATTTTTAACTCGATGGCAAGAGATGCCACTAAGTATGTAAAACTGCCCCGATCTATCCTTTTGGGTTTTCGTCTCCGATTACCTCAACCGAGATAAGCGAATTAAGAAAATCGTCTCCAAATGGCGGAATTACTTCGGTGCGCATTAACGCGTTATGAGCAAGCCAGTAGAGATCACTGTTTTGCTCAAATTCGCGCAACTGCTTATACAGGCCTTGACCTGCATATTTTTCAAACGCGACTTCAACCACTGGAGTAATGTTCACGATTGTTTCTCCAGTAGCCCTTACGATCTTTAGTCGTGCCATTTATTGCTCCTTAGAAAGTACCTGTTGTTGCGTATGCAACTGTTGATGTGCAGGTAAATGTCATGCTGGAGCGAGCATAATCCTCTGGGCCACCGGTGCCTACTGGAGTCAAGTTATTGACCAAAATAGATACTGTGTAAAGCGGATTAGTCGCACCAACTGCAGTGCCTTTAACTGGAATAACCACAGCTGTAACGGATGTACCGTAAGCAGCTTGCAAGGTTGCCTGCACCTTTGATGCGGCCCAGTCGTTCAAGAAATCCACCTGTAGTGTGCTGGACTCCAAACCCTTTGAAAAAACATGTGAGCCCGCCCCCATTGTTGTGGTCTCGACTTCGTCAAAAGTTTGTGTAAGCGTGATGCTGGTTACATATTCGCTTAAATCAACGGTGGCAATTTTCAGGCCAACATTGTTATCTAAATAAATTGCCACGGATTACTCCTCATCTTTCTTTGTTTTTGTTTCGGCTGGGATTGGCAGACCAAGTTTTTTTAAAACCTCAATATCTGCCGGGGTTATTTGTTGATCTGCCATAGTTAGCTCCATGTGGTTAGTACGGTTATTTGTAACTCGGATGTTAATAAATCACCACTAGCTAGGCTCATAATCGATGGGGCCGAGATAGAGGTAACGCTAAATGAGATCGCTGAGTTGGCCAATTTATTGAAAACCGCGATCATGGTTTCCTCGATGCCTTGAAATGAACCCTGGTTATCAAGCGCAGGGATTGTAATAATAATTTTAAAGTTAGCCTGTGGTCGAATAGCTGCCTGATTAAAGTGACCGTTTGCAGGTACAACATAAGGATCGGCCGCAGCCACAATTACAGAATTAGCCAGAATAGTCGCAGGCGGGTAACTGAAGGTTTGCCAGACTCCAGAGTTTTCTAAAGCTGCTGCGATTGTTGATCTAAGGGCGGTTAGGGCTACTGACATGGTTAGCCAACCATCGAATTAGGCGACATGTACGGAGCCAAGAGGCCACGGATTTTGCCGATCATGCTGTTACCCATACGGAAAGGTGAAAATCCCATATCGGCACTCACGCCCTGGGTGCCTGCAATTTGGCGTGACTGCCAAATATCCACGGCCAAAATCATGGCTGCTTCTCGCACGCTAGCGATTGATGAATAAACCGCTGTCTTTGTGTCCACACCTGTAGCTGTGCCATAAGGCAAAACACGACGGAAATTTTGATCGGCTGCAGTCTTAGCAAATTGCACAAAGCTGTAACCCTGTGGGTTTTGATAATAATTAAGTTGCATGTTAAATGCTGGCAAAATATTTGCAGTGCCAGTGCTAAAAGGCACGGTGGCAGTGATTGTGTAAGCCCCGTTAAAAGTCGAACCAGCCCCGGCAAAAGTTACTGTTTCCCCAACTGTAAAAATGCCGGGGTTGGCTAGCATGACTGTCGCGACATTGTTTACTAAAGCCGTTCCCACGACAGGCGCGCTGTCAAACCAAAGAAATGAATTTATTTGGTCTTGAGCAGCCTGGCAGACTTCCTCAACTACCGCATCGGAGTATAAATCTTGGATGCCCAAATTATCCCGTAGCTCTTGCTCGGTGACATAGGTGGCGGCCATTTTTTACTCCTTCGTTTGTTATTGGGTCGGTGGGGTCAAGGGCTTAGACCCCACCGACATCTATAGGGGTTTAGATCATGTCAAGTTGTAGCGAACAAGTCCGTTTGGCATCTTGACAATCGTTGCCATAAAGCCATAAATGGCCACCTGGATCTGAAGGTTAGATACCACATTTACAGACATGTAAGCCTGTGGTGAGCGGTAAACGGTCATCGCTTCAGGAGCCACGATAAAGGCTGAGTCATCGATAGTTGTAGCAACCATCTGGTGATCTACATAGAGATCAAGACCGAGCACATTTCCGCGGATCGATGTAGGTGTTGATAGACCGCCTGCGTTCATTGGCTGAGCAGCGTTATAAATTGGTCGCCCGGTGCTATCGGTCGCGCCCATCAATAAACTCCACTGGCTCGGCCCAGCTATGTAGTTACGAGCAAAGTAGCTTGTGTTCTTGTAAACATTTGCTGACTCTGTTGAGACATAAGAAATGATGCCCGCAGATGTAGCTGCTACCGCTGTACCTTGTACGCCGCCTGCCACGATGTCTGCAATTACTGCAGCATCGGTTGCAAGAGAATAGGCGCGCTGCAACTGCTGTGTGAGCTCGGCATAGAAATTTGGATCTGACCGCTCAAGCAATTCAACACTCAGTGTATTCATACCGCTATATTTCTTAACGGTGCCTGAAAGGTACTGTGTGACCATTCCGGTGTTTGCAACTGCGCCTGCTTCGGCTTCAACTGTTACAACTGGTGCAACACCTGACTGACCGCCCGCAGAGGTGACAAGTGACGGCACTGAGATTGTCATACCGCTTGATGGCAAGACTCCCTGAGATAGCGCGTTAATTGTTGGTGTATCAAAGTTTGTGTTTGATACAAAATCGGTTAGATACTGGGTGGGATTGAACGCAGGGTTCGTTGTAAAGCTGTCATCCGCGGCGGTTACATATAACTTTGAGTCATCGTTACCTAGTGCGGCTTTGATCTTGTGTTCTGTGTATGAAGCCATAGATGTGATCGGTGTGCGAACACGCTGGCTATCAAGCACAGATGGGCGGATGATTGGGCGAGCTGCTTCTACTGACGGTGCAGCCGCTTCCTCATTTGGAGCATCTTGTGGTTCTGGGGCTGTCGTCATGACATCCTCGCTTTCGGTTTCGGTTTCGATTGTTGTACTTACTGTGGTGCTTGTTGTCGTGCTGGTTTTGGTTGATACAGATTTTTCTGCTTCAACTTCATCCGCCTGCGCGGCAATTTTTTGCACTGCGGCCGACTGGAAGGCCGGGGTTTCAACCAAACTGGTTTCCCGGAGTACAGCCGCAGTGACCAGGAGATAATCTTTTTCAGGCTTCGATGCTGTAACTTCAACACCGACGGATAGGCCATCCATTAGTTGCTCCTGGGCGAGCAAAATTGCATCGTTGCCCTTTGAACTAGCCGAGATTTTAAAGCTAGCGTAAACACCCGTTTCGTCGGATGTCATGGATTGCATGCGCCCGATGGGCTTCGTATTATCGTGAGACATTAAAAGTTTTATTTTGGCTGGGTTTGCAGCTGTGATACTGCCTGGAGCAAACACAACCTTGCCTGCGCTTGTATAGCCCACTTCGCCGTATGGTGCGATCTTGCCAGAAATAATCCGGCGCTCTGATCCATCTACAGCTTCGATTGATCCGCTAAATGTTAATTTCATTAACGGTTTCTCCCATCGGTGATAGTTGTTCCATTGATTGTGCCTGCTCTACATCGATCAAACCAAGTGCCAAAAGTTTTTCGATTGCTTCAAGTCGCGCCATTGTGTCTGCGCGTAAGAAAGACTCATCGATTGCAAATCGCACAATATTACCGCGGCGTGTTATGTCATCCATTGATAAACGATTTTCAATTGCTGAAATAAATGGCTGCAGTGAGTAAGCGACAAACTCTTTACGACTATCCAAAACATTTTGGTATGTCATGCTGTTGTTCATGTCGCTACTGACCATGAAGGCCGGTACATTCATAAGTCTGCTTAATTCAGTAGATAAATACTGGCTGCTTTCGTTGTAGGTCATGTCTTTAGGTGAGAAGCCAATATTTTGCGCTTCCAAAGTGGATGTTAAATAAGCAGTGCTGCGGTTTTGTCGCGCTGATTTCCAAGCTGCCAAAATGCCTTGCACTTGTGCTTCAGGCAAATCTGCTCCGTTATTTTTCAATACCGTGGTCGCCATCGGCGTGGCTGCAGCGATAGCAGCTGCCTTTTGAATATCTAAAGCAGCTTGAATAGTACGGCCACCAGTTTCAAGTACACCAGGCAAAAGCGATTGAAATGTTACAAGTGATCCGATGCCGGACATTGGCACTTGCACGCCATTAACTGAGTAATACGCGACCTCAGTGCCTAATTGATTTGTTGTAACTGTAACCCGTGTGTTTGGCACAAATTCAAAACCTGAAGGGCGGCCATCGTCTGCATACAAAGATGTTACGCGCCAATAAGCAACTCCGTAAAATAAAAGTGCATCGACTGTGTACGCAATAGTAACGCTGCGCGGTTGGCGAATATCTGGCTGCTCTAACCAAACTGGGCTTTCTAATTCTGCACCAGTAGCTTTGTTATAAAGCTCTAGATCGATGCTGGAGATTACACCCGCGATTAAGTTACGGCAGCGGCTAACGGTTGGTACTTGAAGCGCAATATTGCGATCCATAAACGGCATGCCAGTGCCAGTGTTATAAATGCCGCCAAATGAATAAACCCCGGCACCATAGCCACTATTCATAATGGCAGGTGCGTATTGCGCCTCAATATCCTTAGATTTGTTGCGCAGCCCAAAGGTTTCCAGTAATCCCATGTGCCGATTTTCTCAAATTGTCAAGCACCAAACAGGGATGTTTTCGGCGTGTCTAAATGTAAACTTTGGCCTCGGTAACTGGCTTTGTAAGGTGCATTGTCAGCATGGCCATGCCAATCGGCGCGGTAATTGATCCCATTGATTTTTTTCGCACCATGCGCCAAGCCTGATCGTTACTTTTAGCTGCCACATTGTTCATGGCGGTATCCAAATACTCTTGCCCGCCGTGCACCACGCGTTTATTGTCTATGGCCTCTTTAAAGATGCTGCAAGCGGCATAGAACTGCGAACCGCTGCAATCCTCTACAACTTGACCTGACATCCGTAAACGGTCGCTTATGGCCTGTGTGGTGTATTTATCGTGCAGGATTTTTTTGGGATGCCATTGATCCGCAAAAGCCTTTATGTCTCCAGCGATTTTAAGCTCATCCACGGCTATCTGACTTTCCCAAGTCTTAATAAGCGCCAAGCCAATACGGCCATCTGGCAAGATCGAACCCGCGACAAGTGAAGCTGAGCGCCGAGTATGGGGATCAACATCGAAGGCAAACATGGTGTGCATTCCTGGAGCCATCACTAGCTCACTGTCTGCAATATCTTCCCAGCTGCCAGGAGTCCACGGCGATGTAAGCCCGGTGCTGACCCATTGGCACAAAGTCTCAGTGCGTGCCGCGATGATCGTGCTCGTTGCGATCGTCTCCTCTACAGCTTCCTCGGATATCAAAATGCCGAGACTTGGATTGGCCATCGCCCAGGCTTTACGATCCCAAATATCGCAGTGCTCAGGTGCGCTGTATTCGTAAAACCCTAGCGACTTAGGTGGATTAGCCATCGATCGCTCACGCATGTGCGAAAGCACCTCGGACTCAGCTGTGCCAGCGTTGGATGTATAAAAACGCTGCGAATTTGGCCGTGTGAGCGTTGTGCTCTTACTTGCATCCATCGCGGCCTCATTGACCTCACGCAATTCATCGATCCATAAAACATCGGCGCTGAGCCCGCGACTGGAGTCGCTATTCGCAGCTACAACCTCAATCTGCGCACCTGACTCCATAATAATGCGCTCATTTCCATTGGTACGCCGCCAAGCTGTATCGATCTTGCCGCCCTTTACCTGGCTAACCATGAACTCGTTGCGCTCAATAATGTCGGCCATAATCTCCAGCGATCGAATAGCCATCTTTCGCTGCGATGACATGATTAGGATGTTTTGCTCACCAAAGAGAAAAAGCCCGGCAAGCATCCGCATGCGCATCATGTGGCTTTTGCCCGATTGGCGTGCACACAGAAATAACGAGCTCTTTTTTATGAACATGCCCCTATCGTCGATGGCACACATGTCATCAAGGATTAGCCGCTGCCAGGGTAATAATGGCTGCCCGATCATTTCAGCCATCTCAGCGATCTCACCGCCGCGGGTTTTTGTGTTTAACCAGGGTGAGTGTAAGCGTGGATAAAGCGCCCCCAATAGGGGCGGTTCGCTTTGTATCTCTGCCGTGCTCATTGTGTACTAACTCCGCGAGTCATCGGGCCTATGTGAACCGTCTCGGTCATTTTCTGCGGGGAAATAGGCTTTCCACAATCAGGGGGGGTAGCAGTGGTGGCTAAAAAAACGCTCAAAGGCTTGCTCGACTTACGCCTATTGCACTCAGCACAGCAAGCAACCATATTAGACATATCAATAGCATTGGCTATGGATGGATCGTTTGCCATTGGTCTTATGTGATCGACCTGGTTGGCCTCACGATGACAATACGCACAAGTGAAATTATCACGGTACAAGACTGCGATCCTAGCTTTCTTGTAACTCTGTCTGGTTCTTGGATCTCCACGCTTGACTGCCATTAGTAATGGCCTCGCTTCTCTTGATGCTTTAATGCTTTACATGTATCACCTT